AATGTGGAACTAGAGAATGGTTCCAAGATTATTGCAGCATCCACATCAAGTTCTGCAATTCGTGGAGGTTCTTTTAACTGTGTATTCTTGGACGAATTTGCGTTCGTTCCAAACAACATCGCTGAAGAATTCTTCAACTCAGTTTACCCTGTAATTTCATCAGGTAAAACTTCCAAGATTATTATCGTGTCTACACCGAACGGTATGAATCTGTTTTACAAGTTGTGGATGGATGCCATCAACAAGAAGAACAACTATAAGACCTTTGAAATTCACTGGTCTATGGTTCCAGGTCGTGATGAGGCATGGAAAGAAGAAACAATTCGTAACACAAGTGAACGCCAGTTTAGACAAGAATTTGAAACCGAGTTCCTGGGTTCATCCAACACACTAATTTCTGGTTATAAGTTACAAACAATTGTGTATCGTGATCCAATTGCATCACACGACTTGATGAAAATATATGAACATCCAGTCAAAGAAGGTGTCAATGAGGCCAAATCAGACCATCTCTATTGTATCTGTGTTGATGTGTCTGAAGGTAAGAACTTGGACAGTTCAGCATTCCAAGTTATTGATATATCACAGACTCCATATAAACAGGTGGCAACATATGCCAGTTCGTCAATCACACCTATTTTGTTTCCTACCGTCATATATAATGCAGCCAGATATTACAATGATGCGTATATATTGGTGGAAATAAATAATAATCCACAGGTAGCAGACTCATTACATGCAGACTTTGAATATGAGAATCTATGGAAAGTATTCACAGGCAATAAGAAACCACAACAACTGTCTGCTGGTTTTGCCCGTGGTATACAAATGGGACTGAAAATGTCACCTCAGGTCAAGGCAATTGGTTGTTCAAACCTAAAGACTTTGATTGAAGGTGACAAACTATTAATCAACGATTTCGACACTTACTCAGAACTTACTACATTCGAACAACAAAAAAATTCTTTTGCAGCTGCTTTGGGTGCAAATGATGACTTAGTTATGTCTTTGGTTATTTTTGGTTGGGTAACGACACAACAATATTTCAAAGAAATTGTTAACCACGACATTCGCAAACAAATCCAACTAGAAAACATGAATCAGATGGATGAAGATGTTCTACCTGCACCAATCATTGATGACGGTTTAGACCATGGTTTCGAAATGATTGGTGGTGATATGTGGGAACTTGCAGACGGAGGAGAAACGTATGCTAAGTTTATGAGAAACCAACTCGAAAGGTTATAAAAATAGCCTTTCATAAATACTCTTATGGTATTTTGCCAAAAGAACATAATAATTCAAGGAGAATAAAATGGCATTTCAAATCTCTCCAGGCGTAAATGTAGCTGAAGTGGATGCAACAACCGTTGTTCCAGCAGTTTCACAAACGGCCGGTGCATTTGCTGGACAATTTAGATGGGGTCCAGCAAATAAAGTAAAACAAATTGACAGTGAAATTACATTAACAAGCACATTCGGTAAACCAAACTCAACAACAGCCGTAGATTTCTTTACTGCTGCTAACTTTTTGGCTTATGGTAATAATTTGAGTGTTGTTCGTGCGGTAGGCTCAACAGCTAACAACGCAACAGATGGTTCAGGATTAAACATCCAAGTTCAAAATGAAGATGTATTCGAAACTACTTACTTAAACGGTAACAATGGTAACGACTACGGTCCTTTCATTGCACGTTATCCTAGTGACCTAGGCAACTCACTTCGTGTTTCTGTTTGTGCAAATACACAAAACTTTAGCACATGGTCATACAAGAACTATTTCACATCAGCTCCAGGAACATCAGATTTCGCAGACAGCGTTGGTGGTTCCAATGATGAAATGCATATTGTTGTTATTGACCACAAAGGACAATTCACTGGTTCTGCCGGTGCTATCTTAGAAACATTCGCTTTCGTTTCAGCTGCATCTGATGCGGTTATTAACGGCGTAACAAACTACTATAAACAAGTTATTTTTAATAACTCAAAATATGTTTATGCAATTGATCCTATTTCATATGTGTCTACCAATTCAGTATGGGGACAATCAGCTGTAGGCAGAGATTTCTCTGGTGTAACAGAAGTTGTAACGGTAACATTAACAACAGGTTCTTTAGCTTCTCCTTCAGATGCCAATATTGAATCTGCTTATGATTTGTTTGCAAATAAAGAAAACATTGATGTTGGTTTGGTGTTAACAGGTGGTCATCCTGTTGCAGTTCAACAATATGTTATCGACAATATTGCAGTTGGTCGTGCTGACTGTGTTGCGTTCATTTCACCAAGATACAGTGATGTTGTAAATCAAGCCGGTAATGAAACTGCAAACATTGAAGATTGGTTAACAGCATTGTCAAGAAGTTCTTCTTATGTTGTTGCTGATTCTGGTTGGAAATATCAATTCGACAAATATAACAACACATACCGTTGGATCCCATTGAATGGTGATATCGCTGGTCTATGTGTGTATACAGATAATGTCCGTGATCCATGGTTCTCACCAGCAGGTTTCAACCGTGGTGCAATTAAGAATTCTATTAAATTATCATGGAATCCAAACAAATCATACCGTGACACATTGTATGCAGCAGGTATAAACCCTGTTGTTTCTTTCCCTGGCCAAGGCACAGTATTGTTTGGTGACAAGACATTGTTGAACAAACCATCTGCGTTTGACCGCATCAACGTTCGCCGTCTATTCATTACATTGGAAAAGGCAATTGCACAAGCTGCCAAGTTCTCAATGTTTGAATTGAACGATGAATTCACAAGAGCACAATTTATTGCGTTAGTATCACCATTCTTGCGTGATATCCAAGGTCGCCGTGGTATTACCGACTTTAGAGTTGTTTGTGATTCAACAAACAACACACAACAAGTGATTGACAGTAATCAGTTTGTTGGTGATATCTACATTAAACCTGCACGCTCAGTTAACTATATTCAGTTAAACTTTGTTGCTGTTGGAACTGGTGTTGACTTCGTAACAATCGTTGGCGCAGCTTAATAAATAAACGATATAGGAGAAAACAATGTCATTCAATGTAGCAGAATTTAGAGCTAATATGATTGGGGACGGTGCCCGCCCTAATCTATTCTCTGTATCTTTAGTGTTTCCAACAACCGTAACAAACTCCACAGCTGCTGGTCAAAAAATTACTTTCATGGCCAAAACTGCACAGTTACCTGGTTCTTCAATTGGAACTGTTCCCGTTTATTACTTTGGTCGTGAAATGAAGTTTCCTGGAAACAGAACTTTTGCAGACTGGACACTAACAATTATTAACGATGAAGATTTCACCATTAGAAATTCGTTAGAAAACTGGATGAATGCTATCAATAGTCATAACGGAAACGTTCGCAGCGGTGCTGCAAGAAATTCTTCCGGTTATTCTGTTGATGCTAATGTCATCCAATACGGCAAAACAGGAAACGAATTGAAGAAATATAAATTTGTTGGAATGTTCCCATTAGACCTAGCACCAATCGACTTAGATTGGGGTGCAAATGATTCTATTGAAGAATTCACATGCACATTTGCTTATCAATTCTGGGAAACAGATACAACTTCCTGATAATTACGGAGGACCCACACGGGTCCTCCATGTTTTTTTGATTATATAATTACACACAAATATGGCAAACACAAATAAATTTTCATTGTTCGGTTTCACCATCTCTCGTCAGAAAGACGAGGAGGAAGCTATCGTTCAACAATCATTCACTCCACCATCTTCGGATGATGGCGCATTAACTATAACATCTGCTGCCTATTATGGCACTTATGTTGACCTAGACGGCACGGCCAAAAATGAGGTAGAACTTATCTCTCGTTATCGTGAAATGGCCATGCAACCAGAAATTGAATCGGCAATAGATGATATAGTTAATGAAGCAATTGTTCAAGATGATGATGGTCTGATAACCAAAATTATCTTAGATGATTTGAAACAGCCAGAAAAAATTAAAAATGCTATCAAAGAAGAATTCAATACCGTTTTGCGTTTATTGGATTACAGAAAGATGGCACAAGATATCTTCCGTAGATATTATATTGATGGTAGAATGTATTATCACATCATTATTGACCGTGAGAAACCACAAGAAGGTATCAAAGAACTTCGTTATATCGACCCACGTAGATTGAGAAAAATACGTGAGATGAGAAAACAAAAGGATGAAAGAACTGGTGCAGATATCATGCAACCAGTCAATGAATATTATATTTACAACGACAAGGTTGTTAGTGGTAGTGCATCCAATTTTGGTCCTGTTGGTATTCGTATTACAACAGATTCAATTATTTCGGTGGTGTCAGGTCTTATGGATTCACGCCGTGCGGTTGTTCTATCATATCTACACAAGGCAATTAAACCACTCAACCAGTTGCGTATGATTGAGGATGCGACAGTCATCTATCGTATCTCCAGAGCACCAGAACGCCGCATTTTCTACATTGATGTAGGTAACTTACCAAAATTGAAGGCTGAACAATACTTGCGTGATATCATGGTCAAGTATAAAAACAAATTGGTTTACGATGCCAACACAGGTGAAGTCCGTGATGACCGTAAATTCATGTCTATGATGGAAGACTTCTGGTTACCTCGCCGTGAAGGTGGTAAAGGCACAGAAATTACAACATTACCTGGTGGTCAAAATCTAGGTGAGTTGGAAGATGTTAAGTATTTCCAAAAGAAACTATATGGTGCATTATGTGTTCCTATCTCTAGACTGGAACCAAATCAAGGTTTCTCTCTAGGTAGAACATCAGAAATCACTCGTGATGAATTGAAATTCTCCAAGTTTGTGGATAGATTGAGAAACAAATTCTCAGATGTATTCAATCAGGCATTGCGTGTTCAGTGCGTATTAAAAGGTATTTGCACAGACGAAGAATTTGAATTGTTCAGAGAACACATTCACTATGATTTCATCAAAGATAATAATTTTTCTGAACTAAAAGAATCAGAACTAATCAATCAAAGATTGTCTTTATTGGGCGCAATTGATCCATACACAGGAAGATATTTCTCTCAAAAATGGATTCAACAAAATGTGTTGCGTTTATCTGATGACGAAATTGATGAAATGGATAAACAAATTGAGGCAGAAAAAGAAATGGGTCTAGGATTACCTGTTGCTGTTACAAACGATGTTGCACAACAACAAATGCTAGGACAAGTTCAGACCGACCAAATGGTTCAGCAGGCAGAAATGATGCCAGACCAAGGTCAAGATACCACTGGTTCAGGTGGTTCCTCATCATCGAAACCAAAAGCAAAAAGTTCCACTAGTTCAAAACCAGTTAAAGGTGATTTAAGTTTGGAAGAAGTTGAAAACACCTTCACTAGATTGAAACGTATTTTATAATTAGGAGATAAACATGCCAACAGCAAGAGAAATAGTTGATTACGCAGAACAAGATAACGCAATTGAAATGCGTAATGCCTTGTATGGTGCATTGCACGACAAAATTATGGATCATATTAACAACCACAAGGTTGAAGTTGCGAAACAACTAATGAATCCTCCAGCTGCTACAGCAGAAGATGAAGTTATCTATGCAGCAAACGCAACAGCTGAAGCTGAATAAGTTTTGACATAATGGTATAAATATTATTCAAACATAACAGGGATTACAAATGTCAAATTCATTTTCATATCAAGTGGTAAAAGATACCACGGAACATGTGGTTATTAAATTAACCGGATCGTTCGATGGAACTGGCCAAGAAGCGAATACTGTTCGTATTCAAGCCAACACACTTTATGGTGCATTAGATACATCTAAAGCCAATCTATTATCATCTTCAGCCAACACAGGCGCACTAGGATTCTATGGTCTTTCAATTTACCGTGTTTGGTATGATTGTTCCACCGATGGTGATGTGCAATTATATTGGAATGCTGAAACGCCTGCGCCAATCATGTATTTGAATGGTAATGGAGAATATGATGCTGCAGGCAACTGGATCACAATACCAAATAACACAAAAGGAACCACAGGTTCAAAAGGTGATATCGGTATTGTTACAAGAGGCATGGTTGCAAATAGTTCATATACAATTATTATGGAATTGCGTAAAGACAACGAACATTACCAGCGTGGTCAAATGAATGATCCTGCTGCGTTCAACTACCCACCATACAGCATTCGTCCATAAGGTAAACAAATGAAACTTATTAGAGAACTTACCGAATCAGTAAACTATTTAACGGAAGAAAAAGATGGAAAGAAAACACTTTACATCGAAGGTCCGTTTCTAGTAGCAGAAGCAGTTAACAAAAACAGACGCATGTATAAAGAAGAAACCATGCGTAATGAAGTTAACCGTTACAACGAAGAATATATCACAAAAAATCGTGCCTTTGGTGAACTGGGACATCCAGACACCCCATCCATTAATCTTGACCGTGTATCACACTTAATCGTTGGTCTACGCCAAGAGGGAAATGCTTGGATAGGCAAAGCAAAAATTCTTGAAACCCCAATGGGTAACATTGCAAGAAACCTAATCGAAGGCGGCGCACAACTTGGTGTGTCATCTAGAGGTATGGGTTCTCTTAAAATGGAAAACGGCATCAATGTCGTTCAAGGAGACTTTCATCTGGCCACAGCGGCAGATATTGTAGCAGACCCTTCCGCACCTGGTGCGTTTGTGCAAGGTATCATGGAAGGTAAGGAATGGATGTTGGTTAACGGTGTTTGGACCGAACAACATTACGATATTGCTAAACAACAAATTGTTAAAGCATCAAAGAAAGATATTGAACGTGTCAGTTTAAATATCTTTGAAAACTTCCTTAAAAAACTTTAAATATAAATATCCAATATAAATCAAGGAGATTCTCAAAATGGGAAAATTTAATCTGACAGACGCCGCTAAAGCAATCTTACAAGAAGGTTCAAAAGAAAACTTTGAAGCTTCTGTTCGCAGCGGCCACAAAGACGCTCCATCTAAACTACCTACATCAGTTGCTTATGGCACAAAAGATGTTGGTGAAGTTGCAGGTGAAGTTAAGAAACAAGACGATGATGAAGGTGATTACACCAAAGGTGTTCCAACAGCTACACCTCCAGGTGCAACACCACCAGTTGGTTCCGAACCAATGCACAAGTTGTCTGGTCAACCAGGTGAATCACAAGGTTCAGAACACAAAGCTGTTCAAGCAGATGCAACAGACTACAATGCAATCCGTGACCGTATCAAAGCCAAACTTGCTCCACAAATGATGAAAGCAAATCCAGGTGCAACATTCCAATCTTATGCTGAAGAAAAAGTAGAAGATGAAGCCGTTGTTGCTGAAGAAAAAGGTGAAGGTCACGAAGACGAAGCCGAAGATAAGAAACTTATCAAGTCTATGATGAAGAAACAAAAAATGAAGGAAGACATGGACGCTGATGTTGGTGCTCTATTGTCTGGTGAAGAACTTTCAGAAGAATTTAAGACAAAAGCAACTACAATTTTCGAAGCTGCCGTTGTTGCTCGTTCACAAGCAATTGTGGAAGATATCGAAGAAGCACTATACGAAGAATTCGAAGTTGCTGTAGAAACAGTAAAAGAAGAATTGGCCAAGAAGTTAGATGACTACATCAACTATATGGCAGAAGAATTCTTCAAAGAAAACCAATTGGCAATCGAAAAAGGTCTACGTTCAGAAATCGTTGAAGATTTCATCCGTGGAATGAAGTCATTGTTCGAAGAACACTACATCGAAATCCCAGAAGAAAAAGTGGATGTTGTAGAAGAATTGACAACTAAGGTTGAAGAATTGGAATCTTCTATCAACGAAGAAATCGCTCGCAGCGTTGAAATGAAGAAACAAATTAATGAATTCAAAAAGAATGAGGCTATACATGCAGTATGTGAAGGCCTAACGCAGACACAGGTAGAAAAATTGAAAGCACTTGCAGAGAGTGTTGAATTTACTACTGAAGAAGAATTCGGCGAAAAACTAGGAACATTGGTAGATTCATACTTCCAACAACCTGTTAAATCTGCCGTTAGTTCTGCTCTGAATGAAGAAGTCGTGGTTGAGGATGACAACAAGGTCGCTCCTGCTGTTGATCCACAAATCGCACAATACGCACAAATTATCTCAAAATCATTGGTTAAATAAATAAAATTTACCGATATAAGATACTCATAAGGAGAAATACTAAATGTATCTAACAGAAGAACTACAAAAGAAATGGGCACCAGTCCTAGAACATGACGGTCTAGAGTCCATCAAAGATCCATACAAGAAGGCTGTTACAACTCTTGTTTTGGAAAACCAACAACGTGAAATGGCAGCTGCTGCACAACAGTTGAATGAAACTGCTGTTTCTGCTGCTCCAACAAACGTTACAGGTTCTGGCATTTCTAACTACGACCCAATCTTGATTAGCTTGGTTCGCCGTGCATTGCCTAACTTGATTGCTTATGATGTTGCTGGCGTTCAGCCAATGACAGGACCTACAGGTCTTATCTTCGCAATGCGTGCTCGTTACAATGCACAATCTGGTGCAGACGCAAACTCAAACGAAGCATTCTTCAACGAAGCAAACACAGACTTCTCTGGTGCATTGTCTACAAGCAACCCATACGGCTTTGCTGGTAACAACACAACAGATATCCGCACAAACCCTGTTGCTGACTTGACAGCTAACCACTACACAACTGGTATTGGTATGTCTACATCTACAGCAGAAGCTTTGGGTGCAGATACAGATAGTCCATTCAAGCAAATGGCATTCAGCATTGAGAAAGTTACTGTAACTGCTCAAAGCCGTGCATTGAAAGCTGAATACTCACTAGAATTGGCACAAGACTTGAAGGCAATCCATGGTTTGGATGCTGAAACAGAATTGTCTAACATTCTGTCAACAGAAATCTTGGCTGAAATCAACCGTGAAGTTATCCGTACTATCTACACTACTGCTGTTGCTGGTGCTCAATACGGCACAACAACTGCTGGTGCTTTCGACTTAGACACAGACTCTAACGGTCGTTGGTCAGTTGAACGTTTCAAAGGTTTGATTTTCCAAATCGAACGTGATGCAAACGTTATCGCAAAACAAACTCGTAGAGGTAAAGGTAACGTGATGATTGTTTCATCAGACGTTGCTTCTGCTATGGCAATGGCTGGTGTTCTACAATACACACCTAACCTATCTGCTGACCTACAAGTAGATGACACTGGCAACACATTTGCTGGTATGTTGCACGGTCGTATCAAGGTCTACATCGACCCATACTTCGGTGGTTACACATCTAACCAAGAATTGGTTACAATCGGTTATAAGGGTTCTTCTCCTTATGACGCTGGTCTATTCTACTGCCCATACGTTCCTCTACAAATGGTTCGTGCAGTTGACCAGTATACATTCCAACCAAAGATTGGATTCAAGACTCGTTACGGCATGGTTGCAAACCCATTCGCAACTGGTTTGACAACTGGTCACGGCGCTTTGAACCCACGTTCAAACGTTTACTACCGTATCTTCCAAGTTAAGAACTTGATGTAATCCCCATTAAGAGGGATATTTAAAGGGACACTTCGGTGTCCCTTTTTTTTGGCTCCTAAATACTGAAAGAGGAGATAAAATGACAGCTATCAATAGAAGTCCTGAAAATACCAATTTTTTACAACCAACAAAATTCTTGTTGACATTCGATAGAATTCGCACGACACAATATTTTTGTCAAAGTGTTAATCTTCCAGGCATCAGTTTGGGTGAAGTGAATAGAGCCACTCCATTCTTAGACATGTATTCACCTGGAACAAAACTATCGTATGATCCGTTAGATGTAGAATTCATTTTGGATGAAAAACTTCAAGGTTGGAAAAACATATACGATTGGTTCTTAACCATGGCAGACCCCGATGGTTTCGAAAAGCGTGACGGCAGCAAAGAACTGCAAACAAACAAACATTTCTCTGATGCCACTTTAACCATTCTAAGTGGTTTAAACAATCCGTTGGTGAGAATACAATATAAAAATTTATTCCCATTAACTCTTGGTGAAATCAGATTTGATTCAACACAATCTGCCGATACCATTATTACAGTCAGAGCAACATTCAGGTATCAATCATACGAATACTTGACAACTTAAATATTTTCTGATATAATCTACATTATTTGTTTTTTGAATTGATATGGAAACACTAGAGCAAGTTCTAAAAATGTGGGATACAGATGCGGAGATGGATCGGACAGAACCATCTAAAGAACTGTTAAAAATACCCACACTACACAGTAAGTATCTTGGTATTCTTACCAAGCATAAGATTGCCTCAAAGAAAGCACACTTTGATTACCTGCGTATGCGTAAGGTAAAATGGGAATACTTTACCGGTAAAATGACTAAAGATGAGTTGGAAGAATATGGTTGGGAACCTTTTCTATTCACACTCAAGTCTGATATCAACACATACTTGGAGGCCGATAAAGACCTTATCAAGTTGTTGGAGAAAAAGGTTTACCATGAAGAAGTCATTTCTGTAATCGAATCAATCATGTCTGAACTGAAACAAAGAACTTGGCAATTGAGAGATTTTATATCTTGGGAGAAATTTGTTGCAGGACAATGACCATTTAACCATAACAAAGGTTAACGAAGTATACGCCAAAGTGGATTGTGAACGCCACCTTGCGAGGGAACTATCCGAATACTTCACTTTCTTAGTGCCAGGTTACCAGTTCGTTCCAGCCTATCGGAATCGAATTTGGGACGGTAAGATTAGACTATTCAATTTACAAACCAGCCAAATATATCTGGGGTTGATTCCATATCTAATAGAATTCTGTGACGAACGCAGTTACACATACACCCACGATATCGTTAAAGATGAATATTCAGTTTATCTGGCGGAAAAATTCATCAAATCTTTGAATCTACATTCAAACGGCAAACCAATCTCTGTTAGAGAACACCAAATGAAGGCATTTATTCACACTATGAGAAATCGTAGAGGTCTAATATTGTCTCCTACGGCATCAGGTAAATCATTAATCATATATCTAATTTGCAGACAACTTTTGGACTTCCAAAACATGAAAGGTCTGATTATAGTTCCAACGACCTCTTTGGTTGAACAGTTATATTCAGACTTTGGTGACTATGCAAGTGAGTCTGGTTTCAAAAATTACATGCATGTTCATAGAATTTACCAAGGCAAAGAGAAACACACAGATAAAGCAATAACAATATCCACATGGCAATCTCTATATCAAATGCCGCCAGAATACTTTGAACAATTCGATTATGTGATTGGTGATGAAGCACATTTATTTAAAGCACAGTCACTAACAACAATTATGACTTCATGTAAAAATACAAAGTATAGAATTGGTTTGACTGGAACTTTGGATGGAACCAAAACACACAAATTGGTATTGGAAGGTTTGTTTGGTCCAGTTGAACGAGTAATCACCACAAAAGAATTAATTGACAAAAAAGAATTGTCCGATTTTAAAATAAAGTGTCTCATACTAAAACATAATGATAAGATATGTGAGGAAATGAAGGACAAAAGTTATGTGGATGAAATTCAATATTTGATATCAAGTGAACCTAGAAATAAATTCATTCGTAACTTGACCATTTCATTAAAAACAAACACATTGGTGTTATATCAAATGGTTGAAAAACATGGTCAAATACTATATGATATGATTAAAGATAGAGCTGGTGACCGCAAGGTATTCTTCATACACGGCAAGGTGGAAACGGAAGACCGTGAAGAAGTTAGAAAAATTATGGAGGTAGAAAATGACGCTATCGTGGTGGCTAGTTACGGGACTTTTAGCACTGGCATTAATATACGCAATCTTCACAATATTATCTTTGCGAGCCCGTCTAAATCACGTGTGCGTAATCTACAAAGCATTGGACGGGGTTTGCGCCAATCTAGCGGCAAAGAACAAGCAACTCTCTACGATATTGCAGATGACCTCAGACACAAAAAACACATGAACTTTACTCTGCAACATTTCGTGGAACGAGTGAAGATATATAATGAGGAGAAGTTCTCATTTAAGATTTATAATATAGGACTAAAAAATGGCAGTTAAAATTTTAAGATTCAAGGATGGATTGGATGTAATCTGCGAATGTATTTTTGAAAATAATGACAAACTTGTTATTGAAAATCCTATGTTGTTTGAACTCAGAGGTATGAATTTGGTGCTGCAATATTGGTTACCAATGGCAGTAATTAAAGGTGAGTCTGTGGAAATCGGTGTGGATAATATTCTATGCACAATGGATCCAACTGATGATTTCGCAGAGTATTATATTTCTTCAATGGAAAGAATGAAGAACTTTGAGAGGAAAGAAAATGAAGTGAATTTGGACGATGAAATTTTAGCAGCCTTTGAAGAAAAGGAAACTGGAAAGTCCTTAATACATTAATATCATCGGGGGACACCGAGGACTTTAACACAAGTCAAGCCCCTTGTCAACAACTTTTTATGGTATATTTGAATGAGTAAACAGAAACATTACATTAATAATGAAGATTTTTTAAAAGCACTGGTAGACTACAAAACTAGGTGCCAAGAGGCCGAATCTAATGGCAAACCAAAACCAAACATACCAAATTATATTGGTGAGTGTTTTATGAAGATTGCCGAAGGTCTATCACACAAACCAAACTTCATCAACTATACTTACCGTGATGAAATGATTTCCGATGGTATCGAAAACTGTTTAATGTATTTCGAAAACTTTGATCCTAGTAAGTCTAAAAATCCATTCGCCTACTTCACTCAAGTCATCTACTTTGCATTCCTAAGACGCATACAAAAAGAAAAGAAACAACTCTATGTCAAATATAAGGCAACAGAGATGTATGGTGTTCTAGATGAATTTGAATTACTGGAATCGGAAGACGGTGTAACCAAACAATTTGAATTATATGACAACATCTCAGAGTTCATTGAGAATTATGAAGATGCCAAACAAGCCAAAAAACAATCCAAAAATCAAGTAAAGAAACCAAAAGGCTTAGAAAAATTTATCGAGGAGTGACATAATGATATTTGATATTTCTGATATTGGTGGTGAAGTTGTTAAAGACAATGAAACCTATTTGTTGAAGGACAATACAACATTACAAAATCTGACAGTCAGTAGCACCAAATTACATCCAACAAAATCTACCAGAGGTCATACACACGCTGGCCAAGAAGAAGTGTATTACTTTGTGAGTGGAACAGGACAAATGGAACTCAATGGTGATGTGTTTAATGTGTTTCCTGGTTTAATGGTATTAATTGAAGATGGTGTTTATCATAGGGTATACAACACTTCTTTTACCGAAGAATTGTATTTTGTATGTGTGTTTGATAAGAAAAGGAATCATTGATGAAAATTGGATTTACTTGTTCCACTTTTGACTTGTTTCATGCTGGTCATGTTATGATGCTCAAAGAAGCAAAACAACAATGTGATTATTTAATTGTTGGTATACAAACTGACCCCACTGTTGACCGTGATTGGAAAAACAAACCAGTTCAAACGGTATTGGAAAGATTCATTCAGGTCCAAGCATGTAAGTATGTTGATGAAATTATACCGTATACCACAGAAAAAGAATTGATGGACATATTGACTTCTTATCCAATTGATGTTAGAATAATCGGAGAAGAATATCGTAACAAACAATTTACTGGTCACGATTTACCTATAGCCGCATATTTTAATAGTAGACAACACAGTTTCTCCACCACAGAGTTGAGACAAAGAGTGTTGGATGCAGGAAGAGTCAATAAGAATGAAAGTAGCAATAATAACTGACCAACACTTTGGTGCTCGTAACGATTCACCATTGTTTTTGGATTTTTTTGAGAAGTTCTATAAAGAAATTTTCTTTCCAACATTAGAAAAGGAAAAGATTGATACGGTTTTAATCTTAGGTGACACCTTTGACCGTAGAAAATATGTGAATTTCTTTTCACTGAAACGAGCCAAAGAAATGTTTTTTGATCCTTTGACTAACAGAGGTATTCAAGTTCATATGTTGGCAGGAAACCATGATACTTATTTTAAAAATACTAATGATGTGAACTCTGCTGACTTATTGTTGGGTGAATATGGTATGAGTATCAATGTTATTGACCACCCAGCACACATATATGTTGGTCCACATAAAATTTGTATGATGCCTTGGATTTGTCCAGAGAATTATGATGATTCGATGGAAACCTTAAAAGATTCTGATGCAAAATATTGCATGGGTCATTTTGAGATTGCCGGTTTTGCCATGCACCGAGGTATGCCTTCTGAAGGCGGACTTGACCGTTCAGTATTCAATAAGTTTAGTCACACATTCAGTGGTCATTACCACCACAGGTCCACAAACGATGACATTTATTATGTTGGTAATCCATATGAAATGACTTGGCAAGATTATGATGATCCAAGAGGATTCCACATATTCGATTTGGATTCACAACAACTAGATTTCATACCAAATACAAACCGAATGTTTTTCAGAATCACATATGATGATAAAGAACAAACAATTAAAGAAATTGATGGTATGGATTTGAAACCTTATACAAATACCTATGTTAAAGTGGTTGTAATAAACAAAACCAACCCGTATTTGTTTGACAAATTTATGAATAACCTGTATAATGTTAATCCTGCGGATATTACTATCGTAGAAGATTTCACCGATTCGGTTGATGATGATACTTTGGTCGATGAAGCCGAAGATACAATCACCATATTAAACAAGTATGTTGATGGCATTACCGAAGAAAGTATTGATAACGAAAAGTTAAAATCAATTTTGAAAGAACTTTATATTGAAGCGTTGAACACTGAACAAGCATGATTTTATTCCAAAAGATTAAGTGGAAGAATTTTCTATCCACTGGAGCACACTTTACTGAAATTGATTTTACTAAATCCAATAACACATTGATTATTGGACATAATGGTGCAGGCAAGTCCACAATTTTGGATGCGTTGTGTTTTGGTCTTTTTGGTAAACCTTTCCGTAAAATTAATAAACCACAACTATTAAATTCTATCAATGGCAAAGAGGCTGTTGTAGAAATTCACTTCAATATTGGCCAGAAAAAATATAAAGTGATTCGTGGTATTAAACCAAATGTATTTGAAATTTATCTGAATGATGTATTGCTGAACCAGGATGCAGCTGCAAAAGACTACCAGGAAATATTAGAGAGTAACATACTCAAACTAAACTATAAGTCCTTCACGCAAGTTGTTATCCTTGGTTCGGCATCTTTTGTTCCTTTCATGCAGTTATCCGCCGCAGACCGCAGAGCAATCATCGAAGACCTGTTAGATATTCAAATCTTTTCTTCAATGAACAATGTTATCAAAGAGAAGAACTCTGCCATCAAAGACAATCTAACCAAAACAAAGTATTCCATTTCACTTGCGGAAGAAAAGATAACACTACAAAAACAGAACATTGAAGAACATAAGAAAAACAATGATGCTGAAATCGAAAAGAAGAAACAAGAAATTGAAGTTTCTAATCAACAACTGAATAAGTTAAATAAAGATGTTGAGTTAATCAACAAACATATTGCAGTGTTACAGAATAAAATTGGTGATAAGAAAGAAAAACTGGATAAAAAGTCCAAGGGTTTATTTCAAATCAAAGGTAAGGTGCAAACCAATATAGACCGTAATCAAAAGGAGATTGACTTCTATGAAAACAACCACGATTGTCCAACCTGTAAACAACCAATTACCAGTGAATGGAAAGATTCTCAAGTTAAAGAAAAGACAGAGAAAATCACTACACAGAAAACAGGATTACAGGAAATAGAAGATGAACTGAATAAAGTAAGTTCAGAAATAAAATCTATCACAGGAATTATTGAACATATCAATGCACACAACGGTGAGGTAATCAAACACAATTCAACCATTTCTTCAATAAATGTTTATATAAAGAAACTCAACAATGAATTGAACGAGTTGAACAAAAGAGATTTCAATATGGAAGGTGTCAATCAAAAATTAATTGAATTGAATGCTGAATTGAATGACCTAAAGAAAACTTATGAAGATATACTCACCGAAAAACATTACTATGAATTTGCAGGAACATTACTGAAAGATGGTGGTATCAAAACTAGAATCATCAAACAATACTTGCCTATTATGAACAAATTAATTAACAAGTATTTGTCGGCCATGGACTTTTTTGTGAACTTCAACATCAATGAAAGTTTTGAAGAAACAATTAAGAGTAGGCACCGTGATGAATTCTCTTATGCAAATTTTTCGGAAGGTGAAAAAATGCGTATTGATTTGGCTTTATTGTTTACTTGGAGACAGATTGCCAAACTAAAAAATTCCACAAATACAAATTTGTTGATACTTGATGAAGTATTTGATTCTAGCCTCGATACAGTAGGCACCGAAGAATTTCTGAAGTTGATACATGAAATGGGTGCAGATACAAATGTATTTGTTATCTCACACAAAGGCGACCAACTGTTCGATAAGTTCCGTTCGGTTATTAAATTTGAAAAGAAAAATAATTTTTCAAGGATTGCAAAATGAATACAGAAGATATTGTTTTATACAACACACAAGAACAGGTTAAAGTTCAACCAACCGCAACACCGGTTGAAACATTTGATTTGGTTCCACCAGACCATCCTGCACTATACAAAGTTTTACCAGAATTTGATTTTGCAAATGCACCAATCAATCCAAATAGTTTTGCATCTACATTGGTAGAAACATGCAGGAAACATAATGGTATCGGATTGTCCGCCAATCAATGTGGTTTCGAATACCGTGTTTTTGTTATGGGTGCCGGTGAAGAATATGTGGCATACTTTAATCCAAAAATCATTTCATCAAGTGGTGAAAAACACATGGAAGAAGGTTGTCTTTCATTCCCTTTCCTAAATCTTCACATCACCAGACCAGAAACCGTAGAAATTGAATATCAAGACTATAACGGACAAACACATACCAAAACTTTTAATGGTATATCTGCTCGTTGTTTCCTACATGAGCTTGACCACATGAACGGAATAGTGTATACTAGTCGTGTAAAACCTCTTGCATTGCAATTTGGTTTAAAGAAATTAGATAAAATTAGACGCAAGTTTTTCACTGCACCGAAAAAATCGAAAAGAAAATAATGGCTACACCTACCGAATTTGTTGATGCTCAATGGGATAAATGGCAGAATCTTAATGATCCTGAACGTTTTGAACATATTGATACCGAGGAACTTAAAGATGTTCTCATTAAGGACCTCAGGTATGCATCGCAAATGGATGTGAGAGAATATACTCTTTATCAAAAATGGTTAGAGGTGCATGAAAAATATCCAACACGAACAATCACCACATTGTTTGGTGATGAACAACAGTTGGTGGATGTTACTCAAAAAAATTTGGTAGAAAAAGTTAAGAAAAATTTCTGGATGCCAGAAGGTCCAGATGACTATGAAAAACTAAAACCAAAATTGGTATTGTCTAATGGTCCTTTGGCTGAAACTTGGAATACCATACGAACATTCTCGTCTACGATGAAGAACAATTCCAATATTGGTCGAAATCTATATTACACCGTGGTAGATGAAGTGACGGAAAAATATCTTGGTGTGATGTGTATTTCTTCTGACTTTTTGGATTTGACACCTAGAGATACTGCAATTGGTTGGCCTAGAGATGTTAAGACACAACAAGGTATGATTAACCATACCGCAATCGGTTCTACAATCGTTCCATTACAACCACTTGGTTTTAATTATATGGGTGGTAAACTACTTGCCCTTTTGTGTCTGGCTGACACTGTTCAAAAAGATTGGAAAAGACAATATGGTGACGTTCTTGTTGGAGTTACTACTACTAGCCTTTATGGTAATACTAAGTCCAATGGTCTATCTCAGTATGATGGTCTTGAACATTGGAACAAAATGGGTTTCTCTAGTGGTTCGGTTGCTTTTGAACCGTCCAGAAAAACTAGAACGATGATTTATAATTGGGTGAAAGAGAATCACACCCGCAAATATTTCGAATGGTGGGAAGCCAAAAATCAAAAAGGTTTACCACTCAAGCGTGACCATAAGAATAGAACACTGAATTTTGCTTATGGTAAATTGGGTATTCCAAAAGAACTTATCCGCACCGAACATCAGAGAGGCATCTACTTTTCACCTCTCTATAACAACACCAATGAATATCTTAGGAAAGAAATTGGTGATGAACAACTGGTAAAATCATTTGATACCAGTGAAGAAACCTTGACGCAAATTTGGAAAACCAAATATGCCAAAGGTCGTATATCAATGTTGAAGAAAAAGAATAATGTATCTTATGAATCATTGTTCTATGATGACTTGATATACCTGTCTTGGGAAGAAACCAAGGCAAAGTATTTGCCACAAGTAGGAAGATAAAATGATACAAACATTTGTTATTTGTCCAAAACATGGAAAACATGAACATAGTATTGTGAGCCGTATTGAAGGACATGAAGGTGTTTGGTGTCAGATTTGCTGGTTGGAATCTTTAGGACCAACAATGCCTTCCGAGCAAGTGCCGTTTGAATTAAAATTAGACAACGATGTGGCAGATAAAAAAGTATACCGCAAATATACTTGACACACACACTAAGTAATAGTATAATGCATATACTTGCGAAATGCAAGATTTTATTTTTATTTTATCATAGGAGTTTTGATATGACAAAGCATATTTCCGCCAAGCAGAAGATGATTAACTATTTGAGCAAGACTGAGGGTTACAATACCTTCTCTGTGGCCCAAGGCCGCAAGTTGTTCGGAGTTCAGAACGTTTCTGCACGTATTGATGAGTTGCGCCAAGAAGGCCACTGCATCTACACCAACAGCGTTACCAAAGGTGACGGCAGCAAGACAAACGTATATCGTTTGGGCACACCAACCAAAGCAATGGTTCGTGCTGCACTAAAAGCAGGTTACAGCTTCACCGCTTAATTAACCCAAATACTAGGGATCCAACCGGATCCCTATTTTTGTTTTTGGAGAGAAAATGGAAATTTCAATTAAAAAAGAAGAACTACAAAAGAAAAGTCTTTTCGTTGCGACACCAATGTATGGCGGCATGAACCACGGTCTTTATGCCAAAGCTTGTCTTGATTTACAAGCACTCTGTATGCAATATGGTGTAACAGTGAAATTTTCATTTCTTTTCAATGAATCTTTAATTACAAGAGCTCGTAACTATTTGGTTGACGAGTTTCTTAATCGTTCCGATTGCACACATATGTTGTTCATTGATTCGGACATTCACTTCAATCCACAGGATGTTATTGCATTGTTGGCACTTGATAAAGATGTTATCGGTGGACCATATCCCAAGAAAGCAATCAAGTGGTCTTCAGTTAAAAAGGCCATGGAAAAAAATCCTGCAATTACACCACAAGACTTGGAAAAAGTAACAGGTGATTATGTTTTCAATCCAGTAAGAGGTACAGATAAGTTCAGTGTTGCTGAACCACTTGAAGTGTTGGAGATTGGAACAGGTTTCATGTTAATCAATCGTAAAGTATTTAAGAAGATGGAAGAAGCTTATCCACAACTTAGATATAAACCTGACCATGTTGGCCAAGCCCACTTTGATGGCTCACGTTACATTCATGCATACTTTGATACAATCATTGATACTAAAGATAGTGCAACAGGTGGTGGTTCTGACCGTTACTTGTCTGAGGACTATATGTTCTGTCAATTGTGGCGCAAAACTGGTGGCCAGATTTGGTTGTGTCCATGGATGAGAGCTGACCACATCGGCACATATCATTTCCGTGGTGACATGCCAGCAGTAGCAAATTTTGTCGGAGAAATGTAATGATTGTTGGTTTACTTGGATTCATTGGTTCAGGTAAAGGCACCGCAGGTGATATGTTGAAAGGTATGGGTTTTACACCCGTATCTTTCGCAAAAAGTGTTAAAGATGTTGCCGCTGAAATGTTTGGATGGCCTAGACATTTACTAGAAGGTGATACCGAACAATCAAGAAATTGGCGTGAACAGCCTGATGAGTTTTGGTCTAAAGAATTAGGCAGAACTTTCACACCAAGATTGGCTTTACAATTGATGGGAACAGAAGTTGGTCGTGATGTATTTCATCAAGATTTCTGGATTATCAGATTGAAAAAGTATATTGAAAAAAATCCATATGAGAACTATGTAATTACAGATGTTCGATTTCAAAATGAAATTGAATTTGTTCATAGTTTGAATGGTATACTAATTGAAATCGAACGAGGTGTTCGTCCACATTGGTATGATATTGCAGCTAAGGCAAACCGTGGTGACACCAAAGCGGAAGATTTTATGTTGAAACAATCCGGTGTGCATGAATCGGAATGGAGATGGATCACCGGTCATCCAGACCATGAAATCAACAACTCAGGATCTTTGGAAAATCTAAAATATAATTTGATAAATTGCTTGACAAAATCTTACGGGTCAGGTATACTAAGTGAATTGAATGAAGGAGCATCGTAATGAAATTATCTAATGAAACTTTGTCTGTTCTTAAAAACTTTGCCAGTATCAATCCTGGTATCGAATTTAAGAGTGGCAAAAAACTATCAACCATTTCTGCAACAAAAACTGTTCTGGCAAAAGCCGGTGTCAAGGATGAATTCCCTGAAGATTTTTGTGTGTATGATTTGAACCAGTTTCTATCTGTCCAATCCTTGTATAAGGATGGCGAAATCGAATTTGATGATAAGAATATCATCTTCAAATCTGGTCGCAAGAAATTGAACTATCGTAAGACTGTTAAAACAATGATTGTTACACCACCAGATAAAGATTTAACTCTACCATCTGTGGATGCATCTTTTGTTTTGAGTGCTGATGACTTGTCTAACATTCTAAAAGCTGCTAGTCTATTACAGTCACCTAACCTTTCTATCTCATCTGACGGTGGAAAAATTTATGTTACCGCTTGTGATGCAAAAGATAATTCTGCACACACAGATTCAACCGAAGTTGCTGACGGTAATGGTAAAAAATTCAAGGCTGTATTTTTGACAGAGAACTTTAAGATGGTTGCAGGTTCTTATGAAGTCCAACTTTCCTCAAAAGGACTTTCTTATTTCAAGAATACTAAAGAAGATATGCAATACTGGATTGCTATCGAAGCCAAAGATTCTGACCTATCTTTTGGAGAATAATATGACGAAGGTGAATACATTGTTTGGTTCTTTTGATGACGACCAACTGAAAAAACTTAAAGGTTATGTTGATGAAATGGTTATGCATATGAACCGTAATCAAGCAAATACTGAAGCCATTAAAGATATTGTTGATATTGCCAATGATGAGTTGAAAATCCCTAAGAAGATTGTTAAACGTATGGCTAAAACACAATTCAAAAATTCGTTTCAGACTGAGGTTGCAGAATCAAAAGAGTTTGAAGCCTTGTTTGAAAGCATGAACGGCATTAAATAATGCAACAGTTAGAGATTGAATTCTTTTGGCCTCTAACTGAGCAGAACACATTGGACTTGGATTTTACTCCAAGTGAAGAATGGATTGCTGAATGGCGAAAGAAACAATGGAGTCCTGTAACTAGTGGCAGTTACTTAATTAGTAATGGCGGAACAGGCACAATCACATCATCATGGTCGCAACCAACAACCGAGTTTGTTATAAGACCAAATGAAAAGAATGTTGGTAAGTGGGAAATCACGAACAATATGTTTGTGTATAGACCTACAAAACCAAATGCCCTCATCAGATTTATGGCCAAGATTCTTCTTGGCTTTAAATGGCACGATGGAAATTAATTATATTATGGAGAATTTGAATGACAGAACACATTTTGTGGGTAGAAAAGTATCGTCCTAAAACAGTTGAAGATTGTATTCTTCCTGATAATATCAAATCAACCTTTCAGGAATATGTAAACCGAAAAGAGATTCCCAACCTGTTGTTGTCAGGCACCGCAGGTGTAGGTAAAACCACAATTGCAAAAGCTTTATGTGAAGAAGTTGGTTGCGACTACATCGTAATCAACGGTTCCGATGACCGTGGCATCGGCGTCATGCAAGACAAGGTGAAGAACTATGCTACCTCTATGAGTTTTTCTGGTGGTCGTAAGGTTGTGATCCTAGATGAAGCTGACAATCTGACACCAGACGCACAAAAAGCCTTGCGTGGAATGATGGAAGAAGTCTCCAGTAATTGTTCCTTTATCTTCACATGCAACTTTAAGAATCGTATTTTGGATGCCATACATTCTCGTTGCACTGTAATTGATTTTAAACTAAATGGCAGTAAACAGAAGATGGCATCTTCGTTCTTTAAACGAGTTGAGTCTATTCTGGAACAAGAAGGAGTATCATATGATAAGCAAGTGGTTGCCGCAGTTATCACGAAACATTTCCCTGATAATCGCCGTATTCTTAATGAGCTTCAGCGTTATAGTGTTAGTGGCACAATTGATAAAGGTATTCTGGCATCAGTTTCCGATGTGCAACTAAATGAGTTGCTCGAAGCTCTAACTAATAAAGATTTTTCTGCTTGCCGCAAGTGGGTCACAAACAACATAGACAACGATATGTCCAAAATTATCCGTAGTCTATATGACACACTTTATGACAAACTTAAACCCAATTCTGTTCCACAAATGGTTTTGATTTTGGCAAAATACCAATATCAAGGTGCGTTTGTTGCAGACCATGAAATCAATCTTATTGCCTGCTTAACTGAATTGATGGTTGAATGTGAGTTCAAATGAGTCCGTTCGATTTCGCAGACTTCATCCTCAGAAAGAAGGTGCCTGACGATGAATTGGATTTTAAAGAATATGCACCATTTTTAATCAATAGGTCTTTATCCTATCACCTAGATTGTGTGTTATATGTGAATGACATGAATCTTTGGCCAGATTTGGATAAAGATATGCAATACCAGTATCTTCTAAATAGTATCAGGCCTATGAAACGGAAGTTCGTTCCATGGCAAAAGGCCGATTCTGTGAAAGATATTGAGTGCGTAAAAGCCTACTATGGTTATTCTAATTCCAAGGCTAGAGAAGCTCTTCGTATACTCACCGATGAACAAATCGCTGATATAAAAACAAGAATAGACACTGGCGGAGTGAAGAATAATGATAGACGTTAAAGATTTGGTTGAAGTGACCTTAAATGATAAAGATGATTTTCTAAAAGTTAGAGAAACACTTACACGCATTGGAGTGGCTTCCAAAAAGGATCAGGTTTTATACCAATCCTGCCACATATTACATAAGCGTGGACAATACTATGTTGTCCATTTTAAAGAATTGTTTGCCCTAGATGGTAAACCAACAGATATTACCGAGAATGATTTGTCTCGTAGAAATGCGATTGCAAATCTATTGGAAGATTGGGGACTAGTAAAAATTGTGAACAAGAAACAAACAGAGGTTCCACCTCCTATTTTCCTTTCACAAATTAAGATTCTATCCCATAAAGAAAAGAATGATTGGCAACTGACACCAAAGTATAATATTGGTAAAAAACCAAATAGTGTTTGACTAAGTTGTATAAATAAAATATAATAGTCTCAGTCCCATCGGGATGGGAACTACCATGCCGTTGAAGGGTAGTAAAATATCCAGCGGTGCCGATGCCTTCGGGGTCGGCAATTTTATTAACTCGCTTAAATAAGGAGAAACCTATGACCGACTTATTCAGTCAATTCAGTAAATTTGACCCATTTTCAATTGGATACACCGATGTATTCAAAGAATTGGAGTCCATGTCCAAATCGCTTGCTAAAGCTGCAACATATCCTCCATACAATATCAAACAAGTAAAAGACAATAAATTTGTCATCGAAATGGCCGTTGCTGGTTTCGCTCAGTCTGATATTGAAATTACCTTGGAAGGTAACAAACTAGTTATCAAAGGTAATACACAAGATGAGGATGCACCAGAGAATTTCTTGTTCAAAGGTATTGCTAATCGCAACTTCACCCGTGAATTCAAATTGGCCGACAAGGTCGAAATTGAAAATGCCGAATTGGTAAACGGTATGTTGAAGATTGGCCTTGCAAATATGGTAAAATTGCAAGACACCATCAAGAAAATTCCTTTGGTTAACAAAGATGCTTAATTGGTGGCCTGTTTCCGATGAGGAATGGGAACGCCTAAATTATCCGGA